GTGGCAGCAGGCTCACGAGGACATGGGGCTTCAGATCCCGGATCACCTCGAAGACCACCTCGCCTTCATCTTCGAGTCCGTCGCCTACATCACGAGGCTGCTCGCAGCCCAGGCGGACAGGGATGTCGTCGCGATGGCCCAGCAAATCCGCAACAACGCGATGCGCGTCGATCTCAACATGCGCGCCGGCCAAACCGCGAGCCAAGCAGCCTCCGCGGTGCTCGGCGAGGACGGACAGAACCCGCTGTTCCGCTTCACCGACCGCACCGGCCGGAACTACAAGTCGAGCAAGCACATCCGCGATGTCATCCGCCAGAGCCTCGTGAACATCTACAACGAGGTCTACATGACGGCTGCGTTCGAGCACGGCCACGACACCGTTCAGATCACGCACCCCGACAAGAACTACAAGTGGTTCGGGCAGGAAGTCGCGATCGTGTCCGGCCGGGATCTACCCACCTTCTACGAGATCCGTGACGAGGTGTTCCACCCGTCGACGGATGCTCGCGTCACCCTTCAGGCTTAGGAGCTCCAGATGTTCATCCCCAACCAGGTCGCGCTCCTTCACCGCAAGGCTGGCCGCAACGTGTTCGGCAAGATCAGCTTCGCTGCCCCGGTCTCGATCGGCGTGTCGATCGTCACGCTCGACGATGCCGTGCAGCCCAGTGCAATCCGCGCCGACAGCAGCGCGTCTCACTCGGCGGCCGACATCGAGACGCTGAAGGCGAAACTCCTGGTCGAGGGCGAGACGACGATCGCCGAGGGCGATGTCATCGAGATCCTTGGCAAGCTCGTCGAGATCGCCGGCATCGAGCCGCGGACGAACGTGCTCGGCGATGTCGATCACTACGAAGTGACCGGCAACCTGAAGGGAGAACTGTGAGCGGATGGCGCCTCTATTTCCAGGGCCTCGACGCTGAACGGCTAGGAGGCACCTTCATCCGCGAAGGGCAGATGCTGGACAAGCAAGCCCTGCGACAGATGAGGCGCGTCTCGAAGCTGGTGATGGAGCAGTCGATCAAGAACTCGCCGGTGGACTGGAAAGGCCCGCATGGTCGCCTGTCACCGCCGGGACACGAGCTCGAAAAGGCGCACCACATCGTCGAGGAGGTCATTGGTCGCCGGATCGTCGCCACCGTCGAGGTGGGAGGAATGGTCGGCGATGTCGATGTCGATCTCTACGCGTCCTGGATCCACAACAGCTTCGATTACAAGCTGGGTCCGGCGTCGAGAGCGAAGGAGATGATGGGCTCGGATTACAAGGTTGGGCCGCTGTTCCTCGATCGAGCACTCGCGGAATACGAGAGCGAGTTCGAGGCACTGGTCGATGATGTCATTGAAGGATTGCTGCTATGATGAAGGTGCTGAAGCTGGCCGCCCAGCTGATCGAGGACGCGGGACTGGGAACGCAGGGTGAAGACCTCTTCATCCAGACGATGCCGGCTGACGTAAAGCATGGCGTCATGCTGAAGCTGCCGCTCGCGCCGACCGATGTCGACGAAGGCATGCGGGACTTCTACGAGTTCGACTTCCAGGTCATCGTCCGCGATGTCGATGTCGAGGCCGGCTACAACCGCTGCCAGGCGATCTCGAAGATTCTGCGGCTCGACTATTACGAGGACAGCGAGCTCTCGATCCCCTGGATGCACCGCAAGACGCTGCCGACGAGCTATCCGCGGGGCGACATGGACGACATCGAGTCCAGCTGCCTGATCTGCGTGGGCTACGGAGATCTCACGCCGTAAAAAGTGCATGGCGAATGACACACATGCATGCTATACTGTGGACCTGAAACCCATCCAAGGATCCATGGAGTAATAGAGAATGCCCACCACCCCCGCATTTGAGAACCTGGAAATGGGTCCGTGCGATGTCACCTTTAAGGGGACTGACCTCGGCCTCACGAAGGGCGGCGTCGATGTCGAGTTCGGCACCGAAGTAACGCCGATCGTCGCCGACCAGTATGGCGATTCCGTCATCGATAACGTCATCAAGGGCCGGTCGATCAAGGTCACCGTTCCGATGGCCGAGCGTGACCTGGACCGCCTCGCGTCGGTGTTCCCCGGTTCGAGCGTCGTGGGCACGACCACGAAGCGCCTCGTCGTGAACGCTGCTGTCGGCACGAGCCTTCGCGCTCTCGCCGGCGCGCTGATCCTGCACCCGCACGCCGTCCCGGCCGCGGACAAGACCAAGGATCTCACCGTGCCGCTCGCGATGGCGAAGGGCGACATCAAGTTCTCCTACAAGTCGGATGACCAGCGGGTCTACGCCGTCGAGTTCGAGGGCTTCGTCGATCTCGACACCGGCGAGCTCTTCAACATGGGCGATCCGGCTGCGGCCTAACCCTTAACCCCTGGGGCGCCAGCGGCCTCTTCCTGGCGCCCCTCCCCTTCCTTCCAACCACAGAGCACACATGAGCGACCCGAAGATTCTTAACCTCGATGAGCTGGAGCTTGTCGAGACCGACATCACGATCGTCCACAAGGGCCAGAGCCACAAAATGGCGACCCTTTCAGTCGAAGGCTTCCTCAAGCAGCAGCTGCGCTCGAAGCAGCAGGCCACGCTGGAGGAGAAGATCGCGACGGCCGGCGATGTCAATGAAGCGGACACCGCGTCGATGGTCCAGCTGCTGCGTGACGGCGTGCAGGACTTCTTCCCGACGCTGCCGGTCGGCGAGCTCGAAGTCGCGAAGCTCCTGAAGATCTTCGGGTGGCTGAATGAACTGGCACTGCAGGTCGCCGAGGACGGCGCACCCGCCGAGGCAGTCGCAAGCGACGAAAACCAGGGCGAGAGTGCGGAGGGAAACGGCGAATAGCTGCGATTGACCTGTCGTTCTTCGTGGCACGCATCTGCCGCGGTTACGGCATGGGATACTGGGATGTTCTGAAGCTGCCGCTGAAGACATTTTGGGCATTCAATCGTCAGCTCGATCGCCTCCGCGCTGAAGAGGAGCAGCGGCTGCTGCAAGTCATGGCCTGCGCCCAAAGTGCAGAGTCGGTGACACGCATGCAGAAGCAACTGCAGGATCAAATTGGTGAGCCGGTCGAGCACGAGAAGGTCTTCGACGCGAGCCGGTTCGAGGAGCTGAAGAAGAAGTTTGAAGGGATAAGGTAGAGTGGCCCAGCGCCGGCTTTCAGTAATACTGGACATCGACACCGGCACCGGCACCGCTCGCCTCACCCAAGCTGGCAAGGCGATGAAGTCGTTCGGTCTCGATACCGAGCGCGCCGCCGCCCAGGTGAAGACCATGGGGTCGAGCTTCAACTCGCTCCATGAAGGCATGCAGCGGCCGATCCAGCGGCTGCGCGATTACGTCCTCGTTCTCGGCAATCTCCGCTTCGCGCTCATGAACGTGCGCGACCTGGCTGTCGGCTGGGTCGCCGGTCTCGTGAAGCAGGCCGCCGAGCTCGAACGCCTCACCGTCCTCATGAAGGGCTTCTCCAAGGCCACCACCGAGGGCGGCAAGAACGAAGAGGCGCAGAAGAACCTCCGCGACATCATGCAGCTGGCGAACCGCACCGGCTTCGAGATGAAGACGATGACGGACGCGTTCGTGAAGTTCCAGTCCGCGGATCTCAACCCGCAGGTCTACTCGCTCCGTGGCCTCGCACAGGCCGTCGCACAGTTCGGCGGTGACAGCGACACCATGCACCGCGCGGCGATCGCGATCCAGCAGATGGCCGGTAAGGGCGTCATCTCGATGGAAGAGCTTCGTCAGCAGCTGGGCGAGGCAGTTCCGTCCGCGCTGAAGACGCTCGCGGCATCGCTGGGCATGACTGTCCAGAAGCTCGTGAAGGCAATCAGCCAGGGCACCGTCGCTGCGAAGCCGGCCCTGGAGCTCATGCTCCGCGACATGGAGATCACCTCGGCCGGCGCCGGTGAGCGTATCGCCAACACGATGTTCGGTCAGATCGCCCAGGTGAAGACCGGCATCATGCAGCTGTCCGCGCAGTTCGCCGGTCTCGGCAACCAGGACGGCTTCTTCACGCACATCGTCAACAACCTGAAGGAGCTCAACGCGACCCTGCGGTCGCCGGAAGCACAGCAGGCCGTCGCGCAGCTGGGCGGCACGATCGATCATGTCGCCGGTAGCATCGCGAGCGTCATCAAGTTTGCGATCGAGTGGCGCGGTGCCTTCGGCAACCTAGCGG